AGAGAACAGAGGCTCAGAAGGCTGCTCTAGCTAAGGGTAGAGGGGTTAACAAATATAAGGATTTTACAGATGAGACAAAAAAACATATAATTAAGTGCTTGAGAGAAAACAATGCTAAGTGGAGAGAGAGCGAAGAGGGTAGGGCAACCATCATAGAGAATTGCCGTAAAATGAGAGAAGCCGCAGCAAAAAAGACATACGATAGAATATGCCACCACTGCGGAACTAAGTTTGTAACTAAGAGTAACATTAAAGGGAAAAGATTCTGTGCTAATAGGTGTAAATCAAGACATATCCGCGCCAACAGGAAAGGCTGAATTTCCTTGGGCATTTCAGTTTTTATTTGAGAAAGCACGCTATAAGGTAGCGTATGGTGGTCGTGGTAGCGGTAAGAGCTGGGCATTTGCCCGTGCAGCTATCATCAGAGCAGCGCATGAGCCAGGCTTCCTCTGTCTCTGTACACGTGAGATACAGAAATCAATTCAAGAATCAGTACACCGACTGCTAACAGACCAGATCAATGCTCTAGGTCTCGCTGACCATTTTGAGATTCAACGCTCGACCATCAAAGGTAAGAATGGCTCTCAGTTCATCTTTGAGGGTCTCAAGCATAATATCTACAACATCAAATCATACGAGGGCGTGGATGTGGTCTGGGTGGAAGAAGCGCAGACAGTATCAGACCTAAGCTGGAGAGTGCTAATCCCTACCATCCGTAAGGAAGGCTCGGAGATATGGGTATCATTCAACCCTGAGCTAGAAGAAGACCCAACCTATCAGCGATTTGTGATACACGCACCACCAGGAGCTGAGGTGCACAAGGTAAATTACACAGATAACGGTCACTGTCCGCAGGTACTGCTCGACGAAGCTAAACTGTTAGAGATGACTGACCCTGTGCAGCATCGCAACGTATGGCTTGGCGAGTGTAAGCAAGCGGTAGAAGGTGCAATCTTTGCTCAGGAGCTAGAGAAGGCTAAAGAAGAGCGCAGGCTGACAGTCGTAAAACCAGAGCTAGCTGTGCCAGTCAACACCTACTGGGATTTAGGCCGTAGCGATAACACTGCTATCTGGTTCGCTCAACTGGTTGGCATGGAGTGGAGGCTAGTAGACTATTACGAGGCTAACGGTCAACAGTTCAAGCATTTCTTAGAGATTATGTTAGAAAGAGGCTACAACTATGGCACAATGTATTTACCACACGATGCTGCTAATGAGCTATTGGCTGCGGATTACACTATCGAGCAGCAGGCGAGACGAGCTATTGAGGATAACCCGAAGCTAGGCGATGATGTGACAATTGTGCCACGCGTAACGAAAAAGAGCTTAGCAATTGATGCAGCCCGTGGTATATTCTCTAGGTGCGTATTTGATTCTGAAGCCACACAAGATGGCCTGCAATGCTTACGCCGATATAGATACGATGTGGATGCACAGACTGGCAGGGTGGGGAAAAACCCTAAGCATGACATTCACTCACACGGTGCTGATGCATTCCTGACTATGGCTCAGAGTGCGTCACAGCAGCCGTCAAAGAAAGTAACGCTTAGGGAGTTTTACAGCGTATGAAGATTGTAGAAGAAGACGTAATCAAGGAGTTTGATGAGCGTCTAAAGTTGTTCCTGGAATCATCAAGCGTGCAGATGTGGCGATCAGAGGTTAGCGAGCTTTACGGAGCAATCGCTGGCCATCAATGGACGAAACACGAACTAGACAATCGTAAGCTCAAGAATCGTCCTGTTGACACTATTAACCGTATGTCTCCGATCATTAAAGCGATTGCAGGCTACGGCGTGATGAACCGTACCACTATCGACATTGTGCCACGTAAAGACCACGCTCCACGCAATGAAGAGCAAGAGTCTGATGTGATGGGTGACGCGGTAGAATACCTACAAGACGAATCAGACTTCTATTTTGAGTCAGGTCTCACAACCGAGGATGATTACCTCTGCGGTATTGGTGCCACTCAGACCTATTTTGATTACACAGACCCACAGAAGCCTTATGGTGATGTGATTGTAGATCGTATCTTCCCTGGCTTTTTGCTATACGATAACACATGCAGCAAGAAGAACTTTAAAGGTGCTTTGTGGGCTGGGCGTGTGGAGATTGTAAACCGCCAATGGCTTGATGATGAAATCAAATCAGTAAAAGGCGACGATTACGAAGAGGATTTAGGTACACGTACAACACGTGGTATCAATGACTTCCTATTCTTCGTAGACAACGTAACCACAGACGACGTTGATATCCTGTACCACTACGAATGGTGTAAGCACGTTAATACAAAGACGTTCTCTAACATCTTCATTCCTATCATCGAGTCAGAGCCTGAGCTAATGCGTATGGCAGCTGAGTTTGAGGAAGCAACGGGCGCTGATCTATCTGAGCCTTACATCACGTTAGAAGATAGCGAATACCGTAAATTCCGTGAGATGCTGAAAATCTATCATGAGATGGGCAACATTGACTATCGTGAGATGATCGACGCGACTAAAGGTAAGCGTAAGAAGTTCTACAAGGCTCGCATTGCACGCGATGTGCTGCTTGATGCGACTGAGAGCTGGGCTAACGACTTCACTATCCAGTACAAGACTGGTTACTACGACGAGCTAAACCGCATCTTCTACGGTATCGGGCGTGCTATGCTTCCTGTGGCTCGCCTGCTTAACACAGCAGTGAGTGATTATAATAGCTATCTTCAATCAGTGCCGAAAGGCGGCATGTATATCGAGGCTGATGCGATTGATGATCCGTTGGAGTTCAAGCGTACGCGAGCTAACGAGCAAGACCTCACGCTGCTCAAGAATGGCGGCTTAGGTAAGATTCTAGAGAAGTCAGTGCCACAAGTGCCAGGCGGCCTCACAGACTTCATCGGCCTTCTAAGCCAATTGCTACCAGGTGTTGTCGGTCTTCCACCTGATTTCTTAGGTCAAGTGCAATCAGGCAATATGACTAACAGCCTATTTAGCAAGATTGTGAAGCAGGCTTACATGGTGCTCGTACACTTCAACGAGGCAGAGCGTGTCTACATGAAGCGTCAAGGTCAGGTCTTCATCGATGCTGTACGCATTATCTCTGAGAACTATGATGGTCTATTGCTCAATAAGGTAACGAATAGCGGCGCGATGGGTGAGGAGTTCAGTCTCTCTAAAGAATCTCTCACTCGTGACTACACGCTGAAGGTCATCGAGCGCCCTAAGTCTGAAGACGAGAAGCTTGAGGAGTTCCAGCAGCTCGCTGAGATGAGTCAGGTGTTGCTTAATAAGCCTATGCCAGTGGATATCACACCTTTATTGGTTGAAGCATGGCCTTACGAGATTGAAGATAAGGATGCAATCTTACAAGCAATGCAGCCACCTCCACCGCCTGAGCCACCACAGCCTGATCCGATGATGCAGGCACTGCTACAAGCTGAGACGCAAGAGAAGATCGCAATGGCACAGCTAAATGCAGCGAAGGCTCGTAAGGAGATGGCAGAGCTAGCAGAGGGTGAGCGCCCTGACGTTAAGGTTACTGAGAAAACCACTAACGCGCCTGATGGTATAACGCGAGAGGTTATAAGGGAGCGGTCTACTAATTAACAACCAAGGTCACAACCATGACAGACACACCCACCAATTACGTATTCTACGTGCGAACAGCTGACGGCAATGAAGATGGAGTCTTAATGGACAGTCTCGCCTCAGCTAATCAAATGCATTCAGAGCTGACAAGCGCCATAGGGGAAAACCTTGGTCTTGTTAGCTTTGAGGGTAGCGATACTCTTATCCGCACTGTGCGAGTGGATCAGATTATCAGTTTCGGCATTAGGCAGCTAGCTTTCGTGCCGCCTAGCTATGACTTCCCACAAGATGTCAAGCAAATTATTAACTAAACAAAGGACACAACCATGGAAATCGACGTTACAAATCCTGAATTTCAGGCTAAAATAATGGAACCAGGTGGGATGAGTGAGCTACTAGCCGCTGGACCTGCTGAAGATGAACAAACACAAGAAGAAATCGCTGAGGATGCTTCTGAGGCGGTTGAAAGCGTAGAAGATGAAATCGAAGAAGAGACGGAAGAGCTCGAAGAATCTGCCGAAGATGATGACTTTGAAGAAGAATCCGAATCAGATGAAGAGGAAGCTTCGGATGAAGACGATAGCGAGGATGACGAAGAATCTGACGACGAGCTTGATCCTGATAAGATTAAATCCGTAAAGCATTTACGCCAGCAGGTTAATTATGAGCAGCAAATGCGACAAAATGCGGAGATGGAGCTGGCGCAGCTTAAACAAGCGATTGTCGAATATTCTAAACAGCAGGAAGCAGCTGGAGGCGAAGAGGCCGGAGATGATGAGTACCTCGATGAGAAAGCACAGAAAGAGATCGAGACCTTAAAGGCTCAGCAAACTCAGATGGCCTTCCAAAACGCTCTCAACACCGCAGAGATGCAAGCGACTCAAAAATATGCTGACTTCCAGGACGCATATAACCATATTCAGTCACAGAAAGCTAAAGAGATTGCTGCTACCAGCGGTATTCCTGAAGAGCAGGCAGCTCAGCAGGCGTTAGTATTCATGCAACGTGTGGCTTACAATGCTTTTGAACGTAACCTCAATATTGGTGACACCTTCTATAACCTTGCTAAGTCAACAGGCTACACAAAGCCTGAAGCTAAACCAGCTAAAAAGAAAACAGGTATCAACCCTAAAGCTATCGCTAAAAACCGCGCTAAGACTGAGAAGAAGACGGTTAAGAGCGGCGCTGTTGATGACCTGAGCAACGCTGATCCATTGCAGTTACTCCAGAAGATGGCTGTTAAAGGCCGTGGTGTGCCAATGGATCAGTTTAAGAAATTGCTTGCAAAAGGTAACTAGCATGGTATTCTGATAGTGGTTTCACATTATGGCATTACTTTGGGGGGCAGCACGGCACTAGCTGCCCCTCTTTTTCTGTTTTACAACTGCATAAAAACCATGTATAATACCTTATACTATGAGTTGCGACTTGCCGAACGATACGGGCATACGGGTGATTTTTCGATATAAATCAAACTGCTGGGACTAATCCACCTTTTCTAACGGATCTTACGAGTGGCTCTACGAGACGAGCTAATAAACTTTTACATCATAGAATTTTGTAAGTTTAACTTTTTATCTTTGGAGGATAAAATGGGTGATATTGTAAGAACCCCTAGCTCCAGCAGTAATTATACAGCAAAACTGTGGAGCTCTAAACTGTACATGGATACTATCATGGGTATTCCGCTAATTGCGGATGCTATCGCTGATGGTTCACTTGTACGTAAAGATGATCTTGTACGCAGCGCGGGTGATCGTGTTCGCATGACATTTTCTAAACGTCTAACTGGTACTGGTATTATTGGTGATGCGCCTAAGCGTCCTAATACTAAGCAGGTTGAGTACGCTTTCGATGATGTCGTTTTAGACAAGCTTTCTTCTGACCCTGTAGACGCTAAAGTCGAGGGAACTATCTCTCAACAGCGTACTGCTTTTGATTTGCAAGAAACTCTGTACCCATCAGTTTCTGACTGGTTCGCACAGCGTATGATTGCAGGTTTGTTTAACCAGCTTGGCGGTAACACTGCTACTAGCATCAGCTTTGACGGCACTACCTACACAGGTTC